GTCACATCCAGCGGCCTTTCCTTCATCAGTTCCTGCGGACTGACACCACTGCGCAAGGCACGCGCGCGCAATCTCTGCTCAATCAGTTTGATGTGGGTCTCTGCTTGTCCCTGTGGGTAGATGGCTTCAATCTGTTGGCGAAGCGGCTCCATGGTGGAAGCCAAATCTGCCTCAAAGGCGGTTCTTTGCTCTGTGGTCTGGGCAGACTCAAGCGCGGCGTCCTCCTGTTTCTTCCAGTCCTTGAACTCGCGTGGACTCATCCAGTCGCGCTGTACGGATAGTTCATTAGCCAGTGCATTGTGGTGTTCGGTAGCGGCCAGATGGGTGGCATAAACAGACATCGGGATGGCCAGCTTCTCGCCGGTATTTACCGCCTCATCATATTGACGGCTGAAACCAAGCTCCTTGGCGACCTGTGATGGATCAACCCCCTGGTCCTGAAAGTGTTTCTGAAAGAACTCAATCGGCACAAAGGCGTCCTTGATCGGGCCTTCCTCGCGCATGCGATCATGCAGTTCCTGGAACTTTTCAGGCAGGCGTTCGCGCAGCTTGGAGTTGCTTGAAGTTTCGGCCAATGCCTTGAAGAAATCCGCCTGCTGACGTGCCTGCTGGGCGTTTCTGACGTTGATATACCCACGGGCGGCAGGCCCGGGAAGAACGACATAGGCGAACGACGCCAAGGCCCCAGTGAATTCACTGGCCAGATCAGACATCCATTCGCTTGCCGGTTTCGGCTGGATTTCGTCTTTACTGAACTTCTTGCCGAATTCACCCAGCACAATCGTAACGGCGCGCTGCGCGACTTCCATGGTGGCTTCTGCAGTCAGGACTTTACCGTATTCTGCGGACAGTTTGGTGAGTGCCTTCGCAACGCTCGGAGACTTCAACGCATCGCGCATGATTGCCCGGCCAATCCCTTTACCGAGTATCTTGTCCACCCCCGGTATGGTTCTAAGCAACAGGCGTCCCTGCAAGGTCTCTAAACCCATATTGAGCAGACCAGCGGCGTGCGCGGCTATTTGAGAAACATTCTTATCTATTCCGAGGTCAAGGTATTCACCATAGGCTCCTGCTGCCTCCATCTCGTAGCCTTGCTTGAGTAATCCATAGGTGTACAGTCCTCCCGCAACGGTTGCCCCTGCAGTTGCCAAGGCTGGGGCGGCTGGCGGGAAGAGCAGGGTGCCAGCACCCGCTGCAGCAAGAGCGGGGGCCGCTTCTTCCATGCCCTGTCGGTGTTGTGCGCCAAGTTGCGGTAGATATTCAGCAAGCCCGGTAAGGGCGCTGCCGAACCATGTGTCTTCGCCGTAGTCCGGGCCTCTGCTTTTTTGCTCGGCCTTCAGTTCATCAACACGTTTGCGTTGTGCCGGATTGAGCTGTTGACCGCGCAGTTCCTGCATGTACAGTCCCTGAATCTCATGCTGCACCATGCCCTGATGAAACGCCTTGGCGGGTGCCTTGTACATCCATTCGAGCAGTCCGAGATTGTTAAGGTCATCCTCTGCCGCTTTCTGGTGGTGTGGGTTCTCAGAGAACCATTTGGCGACAATCGGGTTCTCCTTGGAGAAGGAGTCGGCATTGAAATCCTGCTTCGACACCTCCTTGTCGACCAGGTCTCTGTTCTCCTTGATGAGGTCGGGGGGGAGTCCGGTCTTCTGTTGAAGTTTCAACAGTTCGCTGGCTTGGTCTGGAGTAGTGCCATGCATCACGTCCGAGTTGACGCGCAAACGGTCTGCAACCGTGTCTTCTTCGGCGAACATCGGACCCCGCCACTTGTCTTCTGTGGACCCTGAAGGCGTGGTTCCGATATCTTCGTCAAACATTCCCATTACTGTTCCCCTGCCAGAATCTTGCGGATTTCATCCGGACGGGCGCCGGTCGAGTCGGCGAACTTGGCGCGTTCGATCCGGTTCTCGTGTTTGCTGACAAATATGTCTTGACTCATGCTTCTCGGAATCAGCCCCTCGGATCTGGCGTAGTTGTACATCTTGCTGATTGACACACGACTGATGTGCTCAATAGGAACATAGGCCTTGGCGTACTGCTCTTGCGTCATGGTGCGCACCGGCACCCCAGACGTATCCCAGATGATGCCCTTGACGTTGGCCTTCATGTACTTGGTGGCTGCCAGCTTGTCCATGATTTTCTGCTTGATCTCACCCGGAACGTATTTAGACCCGTTGGCACGTTGCCAATCGGCGATCTCCTGATCGGCTTCCCTGCGGAAGTCATTGAGGAACAGTTTATCGTCCTCTGTCAGTTCGCGCTCACCGGTCTTGCTGTTCTTATTCGGTTTGATCAACTTATGTGATTCCAGGGTGTCGAACATACGCTGCTCGAACGACACATGCTCTTCAAGTTTAACGGTCGCTTCCTTGTCCTGTTTTTGCAAAGAGGCGACTGCGGCTTCTCTCAGATTTACTGCCTTGGTACGATCCTCGGTGGTCATCTTGGTCCAGTATTTCGGATAGAACTCGGCGTCAGTCATTCTGGAGATACTGTTGAAGTCCAGCCGATTCCACACGGCCAGGGCGCTGGCATCGGAAGACTTCGGTGTTTCCCCTGTGCGAAGCTCTTCACGCATGAGACCAAGGGTTGCCTCGGCTTCTGGTGATCTCTTGATCTCGGCCAATATCTCTGCGGGTACTTCCCTTCCAGACTGGGTGTATTGCATGGCAGTGGAGAATGACTTACCAAGACGGTCTCGCTCCGCATAGTCGATGTCGGTGGCAATTTGTTTTGCCTTGGCGATTGATTGTTCTCTTACCCTCTCGCTGATGTCCTTCCTGTTGCGAAGTTTCTCGGCGACCAGGCCATAGTCATAGTTGTTGGTGGCCATCAACTTGTTGGCGATGTCGTTTGATTTCTTGCGTGTGCTGGCGATGTCGATAGAATCGGCGATCTTTCCGTCCCGATCAACAATTTCCTTGCTGTTCTCTCTGAAATAGACTTCGGCATGGTCGGCTCTGTCTCCGGCCATCAGTTGCCCGATGACAGTACGATGACCTTCACTCAAGGCGTTCTTCAGGATCAGATCCTTGTTCGTCTGGTCCAGACGGGTATTGTCAAGTACGCTTTTCAGTCGATTCATTTCTGTTACCACGGTCTGCCTGGTCGGGTTGTTCTGTATCTCCTGATTTCCAGCAGTTACCGTGTTCTTGACGGTCTCGGTCTCGTATATGCTGCGTTGTCCGATGGTGTGCTGGAGCACACCCTCTTTGAGGTTAAGTTCTTCTACGTCGGAACGGCGCTTGAACAGCTCGCGTTGTTTGGGTGTCTTGAGCGTCTGCTCCAATTCCATGGCGCGGGCGGATAGCATGCTTCCGTATTCATTCATCAGCGGGCGGCTGATGGCATCACCAGCCAGGATATTCTGATATCCTTCTTTGCCTGACTTGATCTCGGCATGGTACGCACGCAGCCTGTTCCAGGCCTCCTCGGCTCGCAGGGTGTCCTGCTTCAGTTGGTCGGCCTTCATCTCGCGCGAGATTTCACCGATGTCTCCACCGAGTTCCTGTATGGCGTCACCCAAAGGGTCAGGACGATAGGACGCTATGCCGGTAGCCGGACGCAGGGCTGGTCGTTCACCAAGCTGTTCTGCTGTGGGTAGTCTAGGCACAATGATTTACCTTAGTCATGACAGTACATCTTCGATGATCAAATCATTCTTCCCGCCGTATTTATCATACAACGATCCTGCATCGACCCCTGCCTTGGCAAATTCCCCGGTGGCGGTAATGATGGACGCCTGTCTGGCTTGTTTTCCCTCCAGTTTCTTTGCATTGGCCTGTGTCTGCAGGAGCTGTTTTTGTGATTCTCCTGCATATAAAGCCTCATTGGCACGTAGTGTTGCCTCTCCCTTGATGTCGGAGATGATCTTGACCACAGTAGGATCGGAAGCACCGCCGCCGCTTGCAGCCGCTACCGCAGTAGCTCTGGATGCCAGCAGCTTGCCCTTGTGCTCCTCTATTTGAGCTTGTGAGGTAGCGGCTGCCATGACACGTCTGCCGCTCATACGAAGCTGTTGCGCCTCGAAATTGGCGGCGTCATCCTTGGCGTTGCCGGCCACGATGGCGCCCGCCCCCTTGGTCACTTGTGCGATGATGTTTGCAAGTTCACCCATATCTTATTCCTTATCGTTGTCCTTCCATGACCATGGTAGCGGCGAGAATAGTACAAGGGCGTGGCGCCTGCGCCTGCAGACAAAGCCGATTGTCGGTGCCCCACTCACCTGGGAACTCAAACGGTGCCTCATCGTAAACCTCGTGTACCGTGTCGGCGGCGATTACCGCACCCTCCGAAACAAGTGGCAGCTCGTCCATGTTCGTGAAGTCATAACCATACTTCAGTCCCTGATAATGAGTATTATTCAGGATAACTCCCAGGTTATTGATCCTGCCTGTTACATTAAGCATCTTCCCGAGTTTGGAGGACCGAAACTGTGCCGTGTAGGTAAGCCCGACTGTCGCAGAGGTCACGGCCTCGCTGACCGTAATGCTGCCGCTGGAAACCGTATAGGTTCCCAGATCCTTCCCATTCGCCCACACGATGACTTCCTCTCCCTCCAGATGCCCAAGTCCTGTAATTGTCGTTGAAGACGCCTGCGTGATTACAATAAACGAGTCAGCACACTTGCTGGTCGTCGCGCCGATACACTCTGTTTCAAGTGCCCATTTTTCCAGATAATACACAGTCGATGAATTGATGGTGCGGGTTACGCTGTAATAAACCTTATCCTCTCCGTCTCCTGTGTCTCCTGGAAGCACAACCACATCGGTGACAAGCCCGTCTGTTTCTACGTTAACCCAGCACACAACATTCTCGGTGCGCTCATACAGAAGCACAGCGACCGTCCCATCTGAGCGCACACAATGAACGCGTGTATCCGGTTGACGTTGTACGGCGATGCGAACAAACCCCGGACTACCGATATCCGGTATGATTGTTGTCAGATCAACCGGCGAGTATTGGCCACTCTTTGCGTCATACGACAACTCCATCAGTTTAACGCCTCCGCGTTGCACATAGACGCCTTCCGTGTCAATACGGAGCGCCTTGACTGTATGTGCGCCTTGCGAGCCGATGGTTTTGATGCTGAACTGTGCCGCCGTTAACGGCTCATCCAGTGCCGAGGACTGTGCTACATATTCATTTGTGTCACCGCCTATTAACAGACGCTGAAGCGCCAGCAACCATCTGATCCTGTCTACTGGCCCTGTTCCTATTGTTCGTGATATTGGTGCCGAATCACCGATGATGGTGTCATCGTGTGATTCGTAATCATCTGATGCAGACCCCAATATCTTATCCTTGCCTGCCCACCATAGACGTCCCTCGGTCAATGTGACTGCTGTTGGGTATCCTCTATAAATTGACCATTCGCCTTCCCACCAGTTTTCGCTCGCTGTTGTGCCACCGAAATCCTTGAGTACCACTGCCAGGGCGGTTGTACTGCTGGTTACGGAAGATATACGAGCTATGCCCTCGATACCGTTCAGCCTGCATGTAATCTCAACACTTGCAGACCCGCTCGTGTAGGCACTCATCTTCAGTCTGTACCAGGTAGTCCTGCCTTCGTTAAGGTCTGTAAAATTGCGGTCAAAATTAGACGACTCGGTGGCGTCCCATGTGTTTGCCCCGGATGCACTGTTGGCCAGAAACCTGAACGAATTAGCCGGCATATCCTCCCAAGTTCCATCTTCGGTAAATTTTCGTTGGGCTATTACCGTGCCAACCCATGTGCCGCTGCTTTTGCAGTGAATGTGTCTCCTTGCGCCAGTGCCATCCACTTTGATTTCGTTGGTAACGTCGTTCAAAGCACCGAGCGTAGCGGTAACGATTTGTCCGTGCGATAAATGTCTGATTAGGGCATCTGCGTGCGTGCTCTTAAAAAAAGCACGCGAGGCAGTAAGCGTGACGTTTCCTGTCAACGCGCTTGGAGTAATGGTTAGCGAGGGGTTGATGTTGATTTTCCTGAACGGCCCATTCACCGGTTCATGTTTTACAATAGACCAGGAGCGCGTAGCGCGGCGCTCAATCCTGTATGGAGGATATGAGTCTACCCCTCCTGCCACGTACACTATATCGCCTGATTGATGATAATCGAGAATAGATATACCTGATCCCCATGGCCCCCGTATATTCAATTTTCCCGCTGCTTCGACTGCAATACTGTCCACCAATACTGTCCAGTCCTTGTTTGCCTTGAGTTGTACATACATGTCAGTGGTTGGAGTACAGGCGAGCGAATGTCTTCCGGTATCAAGTTCTGTTTCGTTGATCAGGTTATCGTCACCAGACGTTGATCCGACACGCAGCGTCGCAGGGCCTCGTTCAATTACTATACTAAATGCGTGCTCTTTACCTGAGTCCCCCCCCACAAGAGAAACAGTCTGTGTTCTTGCCGCGTAACTGTTGCTGTTACCAGTTAGACTCAAATACCCGCCAGTAGCCCATACCGAAACAGCACTCCCCTCGTCAGCATCTGCCCAGCCTGTCAGGTCTGTCGTGAAGGTGCCATTTGTCACGGCTGCGGATACAGACACTCTCTCGATAAAAGCGTCGTCCACAATAATGTTTATATTACATGGGTTGGCCGGCGGTGCGTCTGGCGTTATTTCGATGATGGCCGTGTCATCTGCCGAGAAGATGAAAGGGATTGTTCTGCTGGACGCCCCTGTCCTGGTGACTATGTATCCAAGTCCAGGGCGCAGCATCATTGAACCGAGCAATCGAGGCATCCAGTTGGCCATAGTGCTGGCCGACATGACGATGCGCTTTATATCAAGTCGCGCTATGGCAAGTGCGGAAACAAGCCCACGGTTAAAAGCCAGCAGGACACTGTTTTCCCTTGCCATTTATTATCCAATCAGGTTGGTGCGACTGCCGCGATCACGGCGAGTTCGACCTATGCGTGAATGCGCCCATGACCCGCTCGGGATGATTTTCTCCGGGTCTGCCATGGCATCCAGTGACTTCGCTTCTTTCTTGAGCCGTTCCATGGTGTCAATCACCAGTTTGCGGCGGTCCTTGTCGGAAGTAAGCGTGTAAATGATACGTGTGGCGAAATAGGAGGCTACATACTGCGTGAAGCGTGCTGTCCACATAGACAGATCCCCGCCATATGCAGTGTCGTTTGATACGAACCGTACATATATCTCATCGAGATCGCTGTATATGTAATCCGCCTCGTCGGTGTACCGTAGCAGCGGTGATGTGTAATACTCATCGCTACAAACTGCTGAGGTCAGCAACCAGTCTGAACCCTTGGCGAATGCACGGGCTAGACCGAACCCGGGGGTAATCGAGGTATCGTAATCCAGTTTTTGTGTGCGCATGGCGAACTTCCACTGCGCTTCCTCCAGACAGAAATCGACGCCGTTGTTGTCCCAGACCTGATCAAGAAGCCTTCGTGGTCCGCGTGATTCGGTAGGGCTGGATAATGCACGTTCCCCACAGTACATCAGGGCGTCGTTGTAAAGGCTCAGTCTGGTTGCCGACATGAGTCCTCCTTACGCGGCGATGGTGCGTATATACTCGTTCTTCCAGCTATTCGCTTCGTCTTTGGTTCCGATCCCTTCTTGGAGAACCATGCCGTCAGAAACCCTGAGCACACAATGTTTCATGTGAGGTCCGCGCCACTTCACCTCGAATTGATCGGCCATGACCTTGGCCTCGGAAGGTGTGATTTCCTTCTTTGACAGATCAACACCCATGATTACATGGAGTTTGGCCCAGGTGCGGTCGGCGTCAATCACGATGCATTCTGCATAAAATGAACCGTCATCACAGCGCACTTCGATCTTGTCCCACGGACGCAGCTTGGCGGCGATGTGCGACCAGAATGCCGGCAACTCAAGCGTGTCGATGGTCGTGCCTTGTTCGACTGTCGCAACGTAGACATTGCGTTCGTACTCGGCACCCTTGAATCGAGACGGGTCCAGATTGATGTTAGCGGTCATATGATCTCCTGTTGTTAAAAAAACAGGCGGGTATTTTAACTCCCGCCTGTCATTGGTTACATCATTTTAACTTAGGCGAACGTCGAGCTGACAGTACCACCGGTCGACAAGGCAGCGCCGGACGTGCTCACTCCGGAGATGGCCCCGAAGTAGGTCACTACCGATGAGGCAGCCGACGAATAATACACGCCCATCAAAAGATCACCCGGGCGCATTCCCAACTCTTTGGCATCGGAGAAGAACCCCGCGTCCTGAGTCTGGGTAGTGCCGTTCGTGGAGCTGTAGAACCACACCCGCGCGCCTTGCTTGCCGCCAGGAATAGCGGTGCTCAGGGCAGTGGAATACGGCGAAGTGCCGATCCCACCTACCAGTAACACTGGCGGGTTGGAAACCGAGGAAGCCTCGGTAGAACTGTAATATGCCATGATGTTTTCTCCTCTTAGGCCAGTGCTGATCCGTCTGCGGTTATAACAACCACGCCACTGTTTTGCAGTAGCTTGGCCCCCATAAAGATCGAGCAACGCGCCCATGAATAGGCTTGCTCACCGTCGTAGCCGACCTCGCTGTCCATGCCACCGGTCGCCGCCGCATGACCAATCGCAGCCTTGTGGTACATGTACGAAATCTCGCTTGGCGTTCCCTTACCGAGGAGGCCTGGGTGCGAAATGATCAGCGTGTTGTTCCAGCGATACGCCATCGGGCGATCGCGCCAGTTCGCATCACTGTTTGCGAAAGGTTTGACGTTCACGAAGTCCGCCGAGGAAAACTCGGTGGTCTGCTGGAGGTAGGCGAGAAACGAAGGCTGACAGAGCAACGTGATGTTGCTGTCCCACGGCACAGAGGCGTTCGACAGCTTCACCTGACAACTTGCAAACAGGTCAACGCCCGGGATGGTTGTTGAACTGCCTGCAGTCACGGTGCCGGTGTTCAGTTCCGTGGTGATCTGGCTGTCAATCTTGCGGTTCATCACCGCCATCGTGGTTTCCTGCATCATCTGTCGCTGGTTGCCCTGCGAGGCGAAGATGTTGAAACCGGTTTTGCGAGCCAGATCATGCCACTCGCCCAACGTACAGGACAACTGATCCTGATCGTCTGCGCGTGCCGGGATGAGGCCGTTGGTGCCACGGGTAACGGCGGAGCTGCCGCCTGAATCGACCACGAGAAACACGGCTGTGTTTCCCTTGATTACCGCCTCGGTCGTCACGGTGTCGCGCAACAACGACTGGCGTTGCTCGAAACCGTAGATGAACTCCTGGCGGTACTGGGTTTGAAATGCTGTATCGGACATAACGTCCTCCTTTAATGAAACGATTGAGTTAATAACCGTCGCATCGGGGTTTCCGTTATGCTGTTTGCCGGGATGTCCTTGCGGAGCCGGCGCTCAGGCCTTTCGGGGCCGTGCTAATGGTGCAAGATACAATTCATATTTAGCCTATATGGAGTACCTAAGCAAACGCATGTGCGTTATTGTGATAAAAGAACGCCACCCTGTACGAGGGTGGCTATATGTCATGCGATCTTGCGTGATTTGATTTTTTCTTTTGCTCCGACCAAATCTCGATAGCGGGCCTGATTCTTTTCGGCCTCCGCACCCTTCCAGTAGGCAGATGTCTTGTCACCCATCATTCCCTCGAACTTGGCGATCTCGTCATCTATGGCGCTGGCTACGTTGGCGCCGGTTACAGGGACGATAGTCGATGCCGGATTGATCTCGCGCGCGACGTTGAGGAACATCTTCAGGGCTAACGGGTGTGACCCGATTGGCGTGCCATCTGGAAGCCTGGCCTGAAATATCTGTTCCTTCATGCCATCACCTGCTGTATCGAGCAATGCCCCGACTGCGGTCATATTGGCGCGGTAATCTGGACCCCAGTCATTGCGTAGTTCGTCGATGGTTGTTGCTGCGATCTCCTTATCAAGGTTATGGCGTTCTTCCTGCTTCTGCTGCATGAACTGGCGATTCCACTGAATTGCGGCTTTGGCCTGTTCCGGGTTGAAGTTAGCGGTATGTGCCGTTTGAAGAAAAGAGTCGATGATCGGTTTATCGGCATCACTGATATCGACTCCTGACAGATCGTACTTGTCAGGGGATTCCGGCAGGCCGTTCTCGGCGCGCCATGCACTGATCTGTTCCGGGGTAGCGTCTTTCGGTAAGACGGACTTGAGTTCCCCAGAAGACATGCGCTTCTCAATAGCACGTTTGCTTTTCCACACCTCGACGGGAGAGGCGAAGCGTTCCAACTGCTTCAATTCCTTCTCGTCATCACCGGCGATCTCTTTGCGCCAGTTGTCTGGCCACTTCTGGGCGGT